AGCTCGACAAAGAACGTTTCGGCGACGGTGCAGGTGCAGGCGACGCGGGAACCAGACAGCCTGAAGACGTTGTCCATGTTTACCTTCCTGATAATGGGAGGGATCGACCATGAATCTGAAGCCTCATGCCGGTCCGCAAGAACAGTTCCTCGCGTCCCCTGCAGACATTGCCATATTCGGTGGAGCCGCTGGCTGCGGAAAGTCGTACGCCTTGCTGATGGAACCGTTACGACATATCAACGTTCCAGGGTTCGGTGCCGTTGCGTTTCGTAGAACCATGCCACAGATAACGACAGAAGGCGGCCTGTGGGAAACAGCTCTCAGCCTGTACACGAAACTGGGAGCGACATACATTCAGGGACCGTACCGAATAACCTTTCCAGCGAAAACGAAAGTAGAGTTCCATCACCTGCAATATGAAGAAACAGTTAGAGCGTGGGACGGTTCTCAGATTCCCCTTATTCTGTTCGACGAACTGCAGCACTTTACAGAACGACAGTTCTTTTATATGTTGTCTCGTAACCGCACGATGTGTGACGTAGTGCCGTATGTACGAGCGACTTGCAACCCTGATCCCGTTTCTTTCTTACGTAAGTTTCTCTCTTGGTGGATAGACGCTGAAACAGGCCTGCCTATAAAAGAAAGAAGTGGGAAACTGAGATGGATGGTGCGTCTCAAGAATCAAGTGTTCTGGGCAGACACACGACAAGAGCTGATTGACCAGTTCAAAGAAACGTATAACGAAGAAGAGCTTTGCCCGAAGAGCGTAACCTTTATTCCCGCATTGCTCGACGATAACCCTACGCTCATGGAGCACAATCCTGAATACCGAGCGAACCTTCTTGCTTTGCCCGAGTACGAACAGCAGAGACTGCTCCGCGGAAACTGGAATGCTCGTCCTCGCGCAGGGGACTTATTCAAACGAGAATGGTTCAAGGAAGCGGAACAAGGCGTTATGGAACTTCGGTCGGTATGCAGGTATTGGGACCGCGCGTCTACCGAGGTATCCTCGGAGTCGCCTAATCCGGACTGGACAGTAGGAGTAAAAGGAGGCTTCGGCCTTGATGGTTACTTCTATATAACAGACGTCGTTCGCTTCCGCGCCGGTCCTTACGAAGTGAAAGAGACGATAAAACGCACAGCTATGCAAGATGGTGCTGATGTAACGGTTGTTTTAGAGCAAGACCCTGGACAAGCCGGTGTCGCTGAAGTCGCTGACTACGTTCGTTCGCTGGCAGGGTTCAGCGTAGAGTGTATTCCGGCAAGAAAGGAAAAGTTTATTCGGTGGAAGCCGTTCGCTACTCATGTACGAGCAGGAAATGTTCGTGTTATTCGAGCGGCCTGGAACGACGCTTTCTACTCCGAGTTGGAAGCGTTAACGGACAACGACAAAGATTACGATAAGGATGATCAAGGCGACGCAGCCGCTGGTCTTTTCAACTTTATTTCTATGAACGAAATAAGCGACGGAACGATTGGCGTTCTGTCTAGCTTCTAGGAGCTGGTATGGGAGTATTCGGGCGAAAGAAAATACAGGCGACTGAAGGGTTCCGTGGAGATGTCGACATATCCGACGGCATTACATGGTCGCCCGTTTCTTCTGATGTTCCTGGCACTACGAACACCTATCGTTCCTACACAGCGCAAGTAGCCGAAACATATCGCAAGTATAACGGAAAGTCCGAATGGGGAAACGCTCAGGTTCGTACCATAGTGGATACGCGAGCTGCCTTTATTGCAGGGGAAGGAATATCCCTTGCGACCAAGGACGAGCGCTTTGCTGAATGGGCAAAGACGTTCTTGAAAGAGACGCGCCTTTCCGGTTCCAAGTTTTTCTCTCTGGTAATGGCCGCCGAGATGTCAGGGTTTACCGTCATCGCGCTCAAACGCAAGAGCGGAGACTATCCCTCAGTCGAAATCATGGGATGCAAAGTAAAGAACGGACAGGTAGAACGGCCTGTTGTGAACAAGCTGTCTGAAGCGTTGTCTGTTGTGATAAAGACAGGCGGTGACGGAACGGATTCAGAAGAAACAACGACACGAACCGGGCTTATCCTTAATGAATGCGAAACATACGACAGAGCGCAGAAAGACCTTCGTCGCTCCAATTACTACGGAGCACGTATCACTCCTACTTGGAAAACAGAAAGCGACAACGAAACGAAGTCCCTTATCGCCAGTATCAAGAAAGCGGGATGGAGAGTAGGACAAGGGTTCATAGGGAAAGCTGCTCTTTCCTTTTTGACGCCAGGAACTGGAGCGACGGACAATTTACAGAAAGAGATGGCAGCGGCGGCCAAGACGATATCCGCTGTTTCTTCCATCCCTGTTCATTGGTTAGGCCATACAGATTTGATGAGCAATAGGGCAACGGCTGATGACCTGTATCAGACCATCTCAAATGGAACGAGCCGCGAACGTGTTCTTATTGCTGAAGGTATGTACGAGCTTCTTGTGAAAGCGCAGGCCGCGTATATTGATTCGGGAGGAACGGAAATAACGACAGTCACTCGAGACTTCACTATTTCCATTCCTTCTGTCGACTATGGAAGGTTCGAATCTATGGTTCGTGCGCTGTCCCTTGCGTATAGCGACGGCATCATAAGCGAAGACGACTACCGTGCATTCATCCCAGGTATCGACCCGTTGGAAACAAAGAAAGCGCTCGCGCATAAAGAGAAAGCAGACATTTCCGATATCCTGGATAGTCTGAATGAACCTGAAGAAGGAGGAGCCGATGTTACTGGAGATACAAGCAACGACCGCGAAGATAAGTCCTGAAGAAGTTCTCGCGAGTCTGCCTGAAAGTGTTAAGGCGAAAGTACGAGGAAAGAATGCCGCTGTCTACTGTATTGGTGAAGAGGGAATATCCAGGCCTCGCGTTGTCGGTTCCGGTAATGCTGTTCTTCGCTGGCCTCGTGCCGTTATTCGCCGATTGGCAGAAGCCGCGAAGGCAGGGACAAAACTGTTCGAACGGCACGGGAAGGACAATTCGCATGACGGAAGAAAGCCGCTCGGAGAAATAGTCGGTTCGTTCACTCGTGTCGTAGGCGATAAGCTCCAAGCGATCGCCGTTGCTGTTATGCCGGAAGAACGACCGGACCTGGACGTATGCTCAATAGAAGCCGACGTTGATACTCGAGGGGATATAGTCGGTGACGTTGCTTCAGTGACTGGCCTCGCTTTGTCTTCTTCTAAAGTGGACAGTCCGGCTTTCGCAGGCGCTCAGCGCTTGGCTACATTACAATGCTTCGAACCGGACAATGATCCGGACGAAAATAAACAGACCGGGAAACCCGGAGAGGGAGAACCTAAAATGGCAGTAACATTCCAAGACGTAAGAGATTTCGTGAAGGAACGAAATGTGTTTCCGAACCAGCTCTTCACAAAAGAAGACCTGAAGAACGATCGTGAGTTTGCTCCGATGCTGGCTGAAGGGGAAGCGGCTAAAGAGAAAGTCGTCACGCTGACCGCCGAACTTGAAGAAGCAAAGAAGCGAGCGGCTGAGAACGAACGAGCAAGTCAGAACGCTGCAGCAAAGGAAGAGTTCGTAAAGCTCATTCCTGAAGGTGCAACGGAAAAGCAGAAAGCATTCTATCTCAAGCGGTTCGATCCGTCAAAGCTGGAAAAGGTTGACAACGAATCGCTGAAAGCGTATCTCGAAGCAGGGGCGAAGGAATACGCAGAGCATGCCAAATTGTTCGGTGTTGAAGATACCGGACATATCGAAACGAACAGCGCATCAGGCGGAGACGCGAGCGGAGAGAATCCGGTCGACGCCGCGTTGAAAGAAACAATTGGAGGATAAGGTATGAGTATCAAACTCGCATCCCGCGTTTATTCCGAAGTGGAGTACGCTCCTGACGCCGAAATCAAGAAAGGTGTTTTCGTTGCCGCGACCACTCTCGGAGGCTCGCTCAATGGGTTCGTAGGGTTCGCGGATATTCCCGCAGGTGAACCCGGAACAATCGTCGTAAAGGCGGAGAAGGTTATCGCCACGAAAGCCGTCGCCGACAACCTCACTTTCGCTCCCGGAGAAATCGTCCGGTATAACGCAGACGCAGAGAAGGTCACGAAGACCGGAAGTGATCCTGCTATCGGGTACGCCAAGAAAGCGGCACTCGCCACGGACGATGAAGTCGTGTTGGAATTCGACGGAGCAATGGGCATCGCCGCTGGCGAAACTATTACCCTGTCGCAGATCACCGACCTTGCAAATCTCACCATTGAAATGGATCAGATCACCGACCTGGACGACCTCGAAATCGAAAAGGCGCAGATCACCGACCTGGACGAACTCGCTCTTGGCGATCTTGCAGACGTGGACGTTACGGGAGTCGACGACAAGGACCGGCTCGCGTACGATCTCGCTTCGACTACATGGAAGCCTGAAGCGGTCTCTTAATAGCATAGAGGAGAAAACAGCATGAGTGTGAAAGTCATGAAATTTGATGCTGAACGCGTGTTCGACGTAGTTCAGCACCGTCGGGAACACCCCGGCGAAGCGTATACGAAGTTCAAGAGCGGTCCTTTGAATGCCAATGAGCAGGATGTGTTCATTCGCCGCGCATTGCAGGCATTCATTCATGGTGTCGCTGACATCAACTCGACCGGCCTTGTTTCCGTACAAGCGTTCGCAGGTTCTTCTGACCTGCCTAAGTTGACGAAGGACGTGTTCGACGTTACCACGAAAGTGGACAACTTCGATCTCGCTTGGCAGGATTCGTTCAAAGGAATCCCCCTCCGCAAAGGACAGCTGTCCTGGGAAATCACGGACGTGGAACAGGCCATTACCTTCAAGCAGATTCCCGAAGGCGGAAAAGTTGAATTCGGTTCTTTCACCGGAGACAAAGTGACCGCTTCCGTTCACAAGTACGGTGCCGGAGTCGGCATGACTTGGGAAATCATCGAAGGAAACAAGCTGTACGCTTTCGTCGAAAGACTGGAAGTGACCCGAGCAAAGCTCTACGGCCTGTGGGCAGACGTTCACTATGGCCTGCTCAACGCAGGAGCCGCGCAAAATACTGTCTCATGGCAGGGAACCTCAACGGACAAGCAGATCGACCGCGACATTGCTACGCTCAATCAGGCCGCGTACACGATTGGGAACGCGTGCAAGAACAAGGGATACGGCGATACCGCTAACGCTCCCATGATTCTGTACATCTCTCCGCAGTACAAGGCTCGTATTAACGCGGCCTTGAAAACAGGACAGAGCGATATTGTCGTTTCCGGTGGGAAAGGTGTTTCGGTTAACTGGCCGATCGAGGTGCGGTACACCTTCAACTCGAAGATCGCCGCAAACAAGGGTGTTCTCGTTCTGCCCGGACACAAGATCCAGAACGCAGTTTATCTGCGGGAACTCGGATTGTCCAAGCAGGAAATCGACAGCCTGAATGAACTGCGAACATACTGGACCGCTTTCGGTGCTGTAGTGGCCGACGACGAACAGTGCGCGCAGCTTTCGTTCTCAGCGTAAAGGAGAAGTCAAATGACGGTCGGGATTAATTCTTGGGTTACACTTTCACAAGCTGACAGCTATTTCAGTACTCGTCTAGGAGCTAGCTTCTGGTCGCAGTTAACTGACCCTGAAAAAGAAACTCTCTTAGTCACGGCCTTCAATTGGCTTTTATTTGATGCATCGTTTTCGTTGTCCCCTTCAACGGACAACGAAAACGTTCGCGTCGCACAAATGGAAGCCGCGTATTTCTTGAACACGTACTACTTGGAGTATGAGCAACGTGCCGCGAACATTGCCGGAGGTGTTACTAGCGTTTCCGCTTCTAAATGGAGCGAATCGTACGGAACCTTACAGAAGCCGGAAATGGTTATATGCGCTCTGCAGAAAGCGGGAGCGTACTTGGGAGCGGGAACGCTTATCTCTTTGGAGGATTGACGTGACAGACGCCGCGTATCAGAAACATTTTTCTTCCTCATTCAAAAAGTACAAGTCTGTAATTTCGCGCTCCGCGAAACGTATTGCTTCTCTTGTAGACGAAGTAGTTCGCAGGCCTAAAACGAGCGCCTCGTACTGGACGAAAGTTTCTGCGGCGATAGACCAAGAGTACAACATAATGCAACGAGCGCTCCAGCAATGGGCGAAGGAAGCGCTTCCTGGAGAATACGCGGCACAGATAGCGAACGCTGTTGAAGAATTAGCGAAAGCTGAAAAGATGATAATCACAGCAGCAGACGTAGTCGCAAGGGTAGAAGAACAGAGGAGTACCGTTGCGATAACTTCAAGGCTGGGAAGGGAAGCTGTCGTCGATATGGCAGCGGCTATTTCGTCTGGAAAGAAGTTCACAAAGAAACTGTTGAAGGCCACTCAGCAAACTGTTTTAGATGAGTCCGTAATGAATTCGGCGCTCGGTGAAGCGTATCGAAGAGGGGACATAAAAGAGTTCGCCGATTTGCTTTACAGCAATCGTCCTGAAACGAAAGC